GTGGCTGACGAGAAGCGTAGCACCCTCCCCCCACTCACCCCTCCGGCGATCGAGCGCCTTCCCGAGGGCGAGCACCGCGACAGCGCCGCGCCCGGCCTCTTCCTGCGCGTGAACCGGAAGAGCCGCACCTTCCGCTGGTATGTCCGCTCCATCGGCCGCGCCATCACGATCGGCCCCTGGTCGAAGACGTCGAGGCCCGGCCACGTCACCCTCGCCGAGGCCCGCGCCTGGCTCGAGCGGCTCAAGGACGCGCACCGAAGCGGCCGCCTCGCCGAGGTCGAGGCCGAACTCGCGGCCCGCCGCGTGGTCCGGGGGGCGCGCGCTGCGCCGCCGGCGAGCTCCGACGCCCGCACCGTGGCCACGGTGGGCAAGGACTTCCTGACCTACCTCGAGGGGCGCCGGCGGCGGCCGGAGCAGGCGCGCCGGATCTTCGAGGTCGAGGTCATCCCTCGGATCGGACACCTCGACGTGGCCAAGGTGACCAAGGCCGACGTGCGCACGGTCGTCGAGCCGATCGTCGCGCGCGGCTCGAGGGTCCAGGCAGGACAGGTCCTCGCCCTCCTCCGCCAGTTCTTCGCCTGGGCGACGGACCGCGAGGACGATCTCCCGATGCCGGGGATCCCGAAGGCGGACACCATCGGTGCGCGGAAGGCGCGGAAGTCTGACCGCTACCTGACGCCTGCCGAGATCGCCGCCTTCTGGGAGGCGCTCGGCTCGTTCAAGGGCATCACCCCCACCGTCCGCAACGCGCTGCGCCTCCTGCTCCTGCTCCCCGTGCGGTCCGGCGAGCTGCGCCAGGCGACCTGGGCGGAACTCGACCTCGAGGCGGGGATCTGGACCATCCCGCCGGAGCACCAGAAGCGGCCGCAAGGACCGTGGCGCGTGCCCCTGCCCCCGGCGGCTATCGCGATCCTGCGCGAGCTCCGCGCGCTCGCTGATGCGATCGAGAGCGAGCAGGTCCTCGCCAGCTTCGCCGGCGACGGCGCCGCGATCACCGACAAGGCCCTGAACCACGCGATGCGCCGGCTCTTCACCGGGAAGGAGCCGGCGCTCACGTTCAAGGGCGAGCGCCCCACGCCCCATGACCTCCGGCGAACGGTCCGCTTCCACGCGCGCCAGACGCTTGCCGTGCCCTTCGACGTCGCCGAGAAGCTCCTCGGGCACTCCCTCGGGACCATCCCCGGCACCTACGACCCCGGGGACCTCTTCGAGGAGCGGCGCGCTGCCCTGGTGAAGTGGGCGGCCTACGTCGAGCAGCTCGTCGGCAAGGGCGCGAAGGTGGTCCCGATCGCGAAGGCGAGGCGGGCGTGAAGCGGAACCTTGGCCCTCCCGCAGCGAGCGAGTGGACTTCCTCCGCCGCGGCCCTGAAGGCCGTGGTCGACTCCGAGATCCTTCCGCCGCTCGTTGCGGAAGCGCGCGAGCTACTCGTGACAGCTCTTGGGCGACCGCCCCCCGAGGGCTCCGTCGCTGCGGTCGAGCGGCGCCTCCTGGACATCAATCGGCGGGCTGCATCGCGCCTCGCCGACGTCTTCGCCGCGGGGCTCTTCACGCCGCGCCTCGAAGGCGCACCCGCGATTCGCCGCGTTGCCGAGCAGCTCGTCGCGCTCGTGGAGCCCGCAACGGCCGAGGAGATTCGCAGGGCGTTGGCTGCCCAGCTCGTGTGGTCGTGCTCGGGAGAAGGCCGGCGCAGCGCCAGGTCGATCGCTGCAGCCTTCGTTGTTCGTCTCGCCTCAGCCGTACCAACCTTGCGCCTGACACCGCGGGCGTGCGGGCTCCTCGCCGTCGCAGGCCGGCTTGAGGTGCCGTGCCGCTTCAAGGATGAATCCGACGACCGCATGGAGCGCTGGCGCACCGAGCTGAAGCGCGCTCGCCGCGACTTCAGAACCTGACGCCCGGGTCACAGACTACTAGATTCGACCCGGTCCGCTTCTGGAGCGCTGGCGCTACTCGTAGCGCATGACCAGCGCACCACGAAGGTTCGATCTCCGCGCGGCAAGGAAGGCCCGCGAGCTGACACTCGAGCGAACCGCCGTCGCAGCGGGCATCTCCGTCGCCTGGCTGCGGCAGCTCGAGCGCGACCCATCCCTGCTTTCCGCCCGCGTCGCGGAGAAGCTGCTCCCTGTTCTGGGGCTTCGGCCCGAGGCCCGCCCGTGACCGCCCGCGTGAAGCTGGACGATCGCGTGCGCGCTGCGTTCCACCCCCTCCCGACCTTCGCGCCTGTCGGCTCGGTCTGGCTTCTCGCCGACGGCCAGGCGGTCCGCGTTGAGGCAGACGGGTCGGTCGAGGTCGTGCGTGGAGCGCTGCCGCGGCTGAATTCGATCGCGGCGGATCCGGCGGCGCGAGGAGCACGCCGGTGAGCGCCACCGACCGCTACGTCACGGTCTCATGGATCGTGGAGCGCCTCGGCGTGACCCGGCAGACCCTGGCGCGCTGGTGCGCCGAAGGGACCTTCTGCACCCCCTACTACTTCGGCCGCGCCAAGCGCTTCCTCCTGGCCGACGTGGAGCAGTGGGAGGCGGAGCATCGCGGGCCGCCGCCTGACGTCGCGCCACCCGCAGCCCCAGCGCCTGAGAGCGGCGCGGATGCAGGGAGTTGCGCCCCGTGACCATCCGGTGCCACCCGGGAGGCATGGACGAAGATCGAGAAGCGGCGATCCGGCGGCTCAAGAGGATCGCCCAGCGAGCAGCCGAGGAGGCGCGCATGCCGGTGCCGCCGGCGAGGGCGCCAGCGCCGCCGCGGCCGTTCATCGAGGTCGACGACGAGCGGCAGGACGAGGGCCGGCTGGAAGGGCGGGAGACGTGATGGGGCGGGAGGCGGGCGGAGAGCCAAACAGGGCTGCTCGGGTAGTCGACGTAGAGCTCGAGCGCGCGGCGCTCTACGCGCTCCTCTCCGAGCCCACGACCACGTGGCCGATCGCGCGTGAGCACTGGTCTCCGGACCTCTTCGCGGTCCCGACACACCGCCTGGTCGCGGAGGCGGCGGCGCGCCGCATCGAGGCGGGTTCCCCTGGCGACGCGATCCTCGTGGGCTCTGACCTCATAGCTGTGGGGCAGCCGGCGGCTGCCCAGTGCATCCGCGGCGTCGTCCATCAGTTCGGGACGGTGGGCAACGCGGCTCACTACTTCGAGCGGCTCGCCGCGAATCGCGACGCCAAGGTCGCGGCCGCTGCCGATCGCGACGCGGAGGTGCTCGGGCCGCTGTCCGTGGGTCAGGCGCTCGCCAGTGAGGCCTCTCGGCTTGAGGAGGGCGTCGAGCGCGTGTCGAGCGGCTGGGAGCGCCTCGACGCTGCCCTTGGCGGAGGGTTCGCTGTGCCATCGCTGAACATCCTCGGCGCGGCGCCGAAAAGCGGGAAGTCCACATGGGCCCAGATCGTCGCCACGCGCCACGTTGAGGCCGGCGGCGTCGTCTACTACCTGGACCTGGAGAACGGCCGGCGGCGTTTCCTCCGGCAACTTCTTTGCCGGCGCGCCGAGCTCGGGGGGAAGGACGTTGCGAACGCCCTTCGGAACCGTGGCGACGGGATCTTCGCGTCCCGGGAGGCCGTCGAGCGATGGCAGGAGGCAAAGCGCTGGGTGGCCGAGACGCTGGTTCGTGGGCTCTTTTGCGAGTTCACCCCTCCCGACGACTTCGCCGCGAGGCTCCGAGCGATCCGGCGCGTGGCAGGCACGCGAAGACTCGTGGTCGTCGTCGACTCGCTCCAGAAGCTTCCTGGCCAGCTCGACGACCGAAGGGCCGTGGTCGACGCGTGGGTCCGGCTCTTCGAGCGCCTCCGGCATGAGCTCGACGCGGTATTCGTCGTCATCAGCGAGATCAAGCGGAACGGGAAGGGCGAGTACCAGGCCAGCGAGTCCGCGTTCAAGGAGTCTGGCGGGATCGAGTACGCGGCCGACCTGGCCATGACCCTGACCAGGCCTCGGGCCGACGAGAACGAGGAGGCCGTCTCCACGCTTCGCGTCGAGCTCGCGCGCGACGCCGACGAGGACCCGCGCGGCGACGTCGCGTCCTACGCCCCCGTATTCCCCCACTACGGCCTCGACGAGCGCGCCCCGGCAGCCCGCAGCGCGGCGCGGAGGCGCGGCCCGAGGGCTGAGAAGGGGGAGGCCGCTTGCGCCTTCCTGAAGCGAAGGCTGGCGGCCGGGCCGGCCAACGCGGGCGAGGTCGTGCGCGAAGGGGAGGCCGAGGGGCTATCGCGGACGGCCCTCTACAAGGCAAGGGACGAAATCGGCGTCGTCTCGTGCACGCTGAACCTCAAGGCGGCTTGGAGGCTTCCATGACCTACCCGCGTCCCAAGTCCCGAGTTTCACCTCCCTACGGGAGGACTGGGATTCTTGGGACGAGAGACCCCCTCGGGGTTCTCTCTCGTCCCGTCCCGGCGCCTCGTACCGAGATTCAGAGGCGTGGGACGTCTGAGGCTCAGGCAATTCCGAGCGTCCCGTCCCAGCGTCCCGAGTTTGCAGCCCGCCTGACTCGGGACGGAGAGACGGCATGAGCTACCGCGTGACCCTCAACGTCGACGCCATGCGCGTCCAGGCCCGGCGCTCCCGCGCCACCCAGGTTCGCGACGCCGCCAGGTGGCGCAGGCGGTCTGGAGTGGCGCCCGGCACCGCGGTACGTGCGCCTAAGGGCCTCCCAGTGGCCATCTGCGCCGCTTCGGGCGCACCGACGAAGACCGGCAAGAAGGGCTAACCCCGCGTGAACACAAGCGACGACAGCGGAACACCATCCGGAATGGCCTCTATCCCCCGCCCCCCGCGCCGCCGCGGCCGGCGCCTCAAGAGCATCGAGAACCTGCGCTCCTTCGTCGCCGATGTCCTTCGCCGCGTCGAGGCCGGTGTCCCACCGGGCGCGCCGCTCGATGCCGCGCGCGCTCGCGTCATGCTCTACGGCGCCTCGATCCTCGTCAGCGCGATCACCGGCTCGGAGCTCGAGGAGCGCATCGCACGGATCGAGGCCGCGCAGACTACAGCCGCCGAGCGGAGGCTCGCGTCGTGAAGGCGCTCGCGCGCCGCGTCGCGCGGCTCGAGGTCGCGCTGCCGCCGATCTCCTCGGAGCCACGCCCGAGCTACCGCGAGCAGTGGAGCATGGCGTGGATGACCTTTGACGAGAAGCTCGAGCTCGAGGCGATCCTCAGTCGGTTGGTCGGCGCCGGGGAGCTCGATCCCTGCGACAGAGAGAGGGGCGAGCGCATCCTCGCCGAGGCCGCCGGAAGAAGAGAACGCGGGGACCAGCCCCGGAGGGCGCCATGAGCACGAAGGCGCTCGAACGCCGCCTGAGGAAGGTTGAGGCCGCGCAGTTCCCGCTCGACCTGAACGTGGTCTACCCCCTCGCTTGGCTCCACGACCTCGAGCTCGAGGAGCTCCATGAGATCGCCGAGCGCGCGAAGGCACTCGACCCGGACATCTCCGACTACTCCACGATCGCGGACAGCCCGGACCGGGAGCGCGCGATGGCCCTCGCCCAATTGGCGTCCGATCGCTTCGTCCGCGGCGATCCTTGCTTCGACCCCACGGGGAAGCTCTCGGCCGAGGCGCACGTTCGGGAGTGCCGCATCTACCACCAGGAGCTCTATCCGGCCGCGCGCGATTCGGGGCAGCCCTTCGACGACAAGGCGCTGAAGCGCGAGGCCAGGCTCCGAGCGTGGGCGGAGGTCGAGGCGGCTCGCGCGAAGGCCGATCCAGCCGGGAGCTGCCCATGAGCGTCCAGTCTTTGGCGCGCCGCGCCGCCGCGATCGAGGCAGCCCTCGAGCAGGCCTCCGACCGCATCTCACCCGAGGGACTCGAACGCATCGGCCTCCTCCGCGACATGATCCTAATCGCGCGTCCCCACCTGACCGGGACCGAGATCCGCGAGCTCGTCGCCGCGCTTCGCTCGCCCGATCAGGTAAGGGTGCTCCCCGCGACCTTCGATCGCCTGTTCGCGCTCGCCAGCGCGCGGGCCGCGGCCGGCGAAGCGCCACGCTCCCCCGAGTGGCTGGACGCCCGACACGCCCAGGCGGTCGATCGCGCCCGCACGTCCCTCGCGGTCCACAATCGCAAGGTCGCCGCCCGTGGATGAGCCACTCCGCCCCCGCACGCGCGGCGACTGCGTCGACGGCCCGCGGCCCTGCCCGTGGACCACCTGCCGCTACCACCTCGCCGGCGACGTCGGTCGAGCCTTCAGGAAGGCCGGCGGGGAGGCATTACAGACGTGTGCGCTGGACGTCGCCGACGAGGGCGGGGCCACGCTCAACGAGGTCGGCGCCATCCTGGGCGTCAGCCGCGAGCGCATCCGGCAGATCGAGAACCGGGCGGTGGCGGCGCTCCGGCGGAGCGGGCGGGCGATCGAACTCGCGCCCGATGCTTGCCCGCCTAACCCCCCTCAAGCAAGGAAGAACAAGGGGTTGCGCGCGAAAGGTTCGCGCTCGCCTAACCCCTCCCCTCGTCAACAGGACGGCGAGCGAGCGGACGGGGCCGAGATGAACCCCGTTCCGCTGACAGGTCTACGGGGTGAACGGGCGCTCGTTACGACCGCGCCGGCTCTCCGCCGCCTCGACCAGCTGGGCGAGACGAGGCCGCTCGAGGTCGGTGAGGATGGCGCCGATGCCGCGGGCGCGCTGCAGGAGCTGCACCGCCTCGGCGAGCTCGTCGGTCCGCATCCACTCGACGTTGGCGGCCCAGCGTCCGGCCACCTCAGGCTCGACTCCGGCGGGGGTGAGCTTCGCGACCTGCGCGGTGAGCGCGGTGACGCGGGCGGAGAGCTGCTGAACGAGAAGCGCCTCGACGGGGAGCATGTGGTCCATGGGTTCGACGTATCGCCCCTCGCCGCCCCTCGATACGTGATCCCTGGGAGGTCGTGATGAAGGAGACGCTGGAGTCGAAGATCGACGCGACGATCGCGCGCCTGGCGAAGGACCCCGACGGGAACCGCAGGCGCGTCGAGCAGCTGCTCGTTGATCTGGAGCGCGAGGCAGCGAAGGTGGGGCGGGTCCGCCGCTTCCTCCTGCGTCGCAAGCTGAAGGACCTTCCGAAGATCCAGGGTGAGCTTCGCATGGAGCTGATGCTCCTCGACGCTCTACGAGACGGGACGCTCCACAAGGTCAAGACCGCCCGCGGCCCACGCTGGGCGGTCCCCGATGAGCTCGTCGAGAAGTTCTTCGGGGTCGACCTGCAGAAGGCTGTTCCCGCGCAGGATCGGAGCTGATCATGAACTACATCGAGGAGCTGGCGGCGAAGCTGGGCATCGAGATCGATGGCGCTTCCTTCGCAACGGCCGAGAAGGTGCTCGGCGCAGTCCGGGGCGGCATGGTCGCGCTCGCGGCCGCCGGCGGTGCGGTCGGGCTCGCCATCGCAGGCGCCGTCGCCAAGACGGCCGAGTACGCGGATGCGACGGCGAAGGCGGCCGAGCGTACGGGGATCGCCGTCAACACCCTGCAGGCGCTGCAGTACGCCGCCGAACGGGCGGACGTCTCGGCCGGCGATCTCGAGGGCGCGCTGCGGTTCGCAGCGAAGCGGGGCGTGAAGGACCTGGAGGGCGAGCTCCGGCGCGCGGCGGAGCAGTTCGAGCGCATGCCCGACGGCGCCGGCAAGGCCGCGCTCGCCATGCAGCTCTTCGGGAAGCAGGGCACGGCGCTCATCCCGATGCTGAACGGGGGCGCCGCTGGCCTCGACGAGATGATGTCGAAGGCGCGCGACATGGGGCTGGTGCTTGGCCCCGAGACCCAGGAGCAGGCCGCCCTCCTGAAGGACACGATGGAGGACGTCCAAGGCTACCTGCGGGGCTTCGCGTACACCGTGGCGGGGCCGTTCCTGAAGCCGATCCGGGAGGCGCTCGAGAAGTTCATCCGCTGGTTCCGCGAGAGCCGACCGGTGATCGAGAAGTGGGCGGAGGCCGTCGGGCGCGTGGTCGGCGGGGCGCTGAAGTACACCCTGCAACTGTTCGAGCCGGTCGTCGACATCTTCATGCGGTTCCAGACGTGGCTCCTGTCGAGCATGCCTGGGATGATCGCCGGCTTCGCCGCGCTCGGCTTCGCGATCGGCGCGCCTTGGATGGCTGCGTTGCTGGCCATCGGGCTCTTTCTCGGCGCGCTCGAAGAGGTCTGGGGCTGGATGACGGGGAAGCGCCACACCCTGCTCGAGGAGGCGTTCGGCTCCTTCGACGAGTTCAAGAAGGGCTTCGAGGATAACCCGGTGGCGAAGTTCCTCCTCTCGATCAAGGAGGCGGCCGATCACGTCATCGAGGGACTGACCAAGGTCGGGCGCCTCGTCACCTTCCTGAAGACGGGCACCACGCCAGGGATCCAGGAACAACAGGAGTACTCGGAGAACATGCACGAGGCCTATCGACGGACCGGCCTTGCGGAGGTACCGGGTGCGCAGGACGCAATCCGCGCCGACCCTCGCTTCAATGAGCTCGTCGTCGCCGGCGACTGGCCGTCGCTCGATAGGGAGTACGGCCCGCATTCCGTCTTCCGGAAGCGCGTCGAGTCGGCGGCGGCCGGCTTCACGCCCGACTACACGCCGCCAGCGATGCCGACCCCGCTGCTCACGTCGCGCGGCGAAATGAACCTCACGCTGAACGTGACTGCGCCCCCAGGCGCTGAGACGAAGACGTGGGCGGCCTCGCTCGCGGCCGAGCTCAACCCGCACCTCGAGAAGTTCTGGGACGGGAAGGTTAGCCCAGCGCTACCCGCGGTCGAGGGTCGCTAGTCGTGGGGGCTCCGTCACTTGCCGACGTCATCCGAGCTGGCATCCATTCCGCGGCGGCGGACCTTCACGTCTCGATCCCGGCGACGGTGGTCCGGGTGGAACTCGGGAGGGGGCTCGTCGACGCGCAGCCGCTCGTGAAGGACATCTTCGAGGGGCAGGCGGCCTCGGTCCCGGTCATCACGAACGTGCCGATCGTGTGGCCGGGCGCCGGCGGCTTCCGGCTCACCTTCCCGATCGCCGTCGACGACGTCGTGCTCCTGGTCTTCTCCGATCGCTCCCTCGACCTCTGGCTCGAGAAGGGCGGCGAGGTGGACCCGAAGGACCCGCGGCGACACGCGCTCAGCGACGCCATCGCGATCCCGGGTCTTCGGTCGTTCAACGCCCCGTGGAGCGGAGCGTCAGCCGACGGGGTGACGCTGGGGAAGGACGGGGGAACGCAGGTGAAGGTGAAGGACGGCGCGATCGAACTTGGTGGGAACGCGAAGGCCGTCGCCCGGGTCGACGACGCCGTAGCCGCGGCGTCCAACATGGCGACGTGGATCGCTGCCGTGAACACCGCGCTGCTCGGTCCGGGCGTCGGGCAGCCGCTCGTCGGCGTGGCCGTCGTGGCCCCCACGGACTTCGGGAAGATCTCCTCGGGCTCCTCGGTGACCAAGTCGGGGTGACCGCGATACGTGGTCGCCATGGGCAGCCTCTGCATCAAGACGACCTCGGGCGAGCTGGTCATCTCGGCCGGCGCCTTCGTCCTGGTCTCGGGGCGAGACGCCATCGCGCAGGCCATCGAGCGCCGGCTGAAGACCTTCCGGGGTGAGTGGTTCCTCGACGGCTCGATCGGCGTGCCCTACGTCGAGCAGGCGCTGGGGCGGAAGGCGCCGAACCTCGCGGCCGTCGAGCAGCTGCTTCGCGCGGAGATCCTCGCCGTCGAGGGCGTGATCTCCGTCCTCTCGCTCACCCTCTCGCTCGCCTCCTCGACGCGCACGCTCTCCGGCACCTTCTCGGCCTCGACGAGCGAGGGCGTGGTCGAGGGGGCCATCTAGCCCATGACCACGACCTACGGCCTCACCGCGACGGGCTTCGTCACCAAGCCGCTCTCCGTATGCAAGCAGGAGCTCGAGGCCGTCTTCCGGGCCGCCGGTCTGGACCCGAGCGATCCGCGCAGCGTCGAGGGGCAGCTTGTCGGAGGCCTCGCCGAGCGCGAGGCGGCGCTCTGGGACCTCGCCGAGGATGTCTACCGGGCCATGGATCCGGACGCGAACGAGGGCGACGCGCAGGACGCCGTCGCGGCGATCACGGGGACGCTGCGCGAGCCCGCGAAGAAGAGCACGGTGACGCTCACGGCGGCTGGGACGGCGGGGACCGTGCTCGATGCGGGGCGGGTGGCGAGCGCCACCGGGACGGGCTACCGCTTCGCCACGACGGCCGCGGCGACGATCTCGGCGGCGACGGCCTGGGCGGCCCTCACGGCCTACACGGTGGGGCAGCGGCGCACGAACGGCGGGGAGGTCTACGAGGTCACCATCGCCGGCACCTCGGCCGCGGCGGGCGGCCCGACGGGGCAGGGGAGCGCGATCGTCGACGGCGGCGTGACCTGGAAGTGGGTCATCACCGGGACCGCGTTCGTGGACGTCGCCGCGGCAGCCGAAGAGACCGGGCCGAAGCAGGCGCTCGCCGGGACGGTCACGGTCGTCGAGACCCCGGTCTCCGGGTGGAACGCCGTTCGGAACCCGCTCGACGCCGTCGTGGGGGCGGACCTGGAGACGGCAGCCGCGCTTAGGATCCGGCGCGAGGACGAGCTGCGCGCGGTCGGTGGGGCCGCGCTCGACGCGGTTCGGGCGGACGTCATGGCGGTCGACGGCGTCACGGCCTGCACGGTCTTCGAGAACACGGGGTCGACCACCGACGGGGACGGCATCCCCCCGAAGGCGATCGAGGTGATGGTCTCGGGCGGCGCCGACCAGGCGATCCGGGAGGCCATCTGGGCCTCGAGGTCGGCGGGAATCGAGACGCACGGCGGGGTGACGGGGACGGTCCTCGACTCGCAGGGCGTGAGCCACGCGATCGAGTTCAGTCGGCCGACCGAGAAGCTCGTGTACCTCGACGTGGACGTCGTGCACGACGCGAGCTTCCCGGCAGACGGCGACGACCAGGTGAAGGCGCAGCTCGTGGCGAAGGTCTACGCCGCCGGCGACGACGTGATCGCGTGGGCGCTGAAGAAGCTCGTCACCGTGTCCGGCGTGACGGACGTTCCCGCGATCCGGATCGGTCTCACGGCCTGGCCCGCAACGGAGGCAACGCTCGCCATCGCCGCGCGCGAGCTCGCGGTCCTCGACGCATCGAGGGTGCGGATCAACCACCTGTAGGCCATGGGCACCCCGACACACATCCTGGACCACGCCGACCAGGCGGCAGCGCGTCTTCTGCAGCAGTACCGCGACGGCGCCTCGGTCCCGTCGCTGCTCGCGGCGCTCTGCGCTCCGCTCCAGGAGCTCGAGGACGTTCTCTGGGACATCCGGCTGCGGCGCGCGGTCAGCGCGGCGGAGGGTCACCAACTCGACGTCCTCGGGCGCATCGTCGGGCAGCCACGCGAGGGTCGGACCGACGCGGTCTACCGTGTCTGGATCCTCGCGCGCGTGCGGCTCAACAAGGGGAGCGGACGGCCTGAGGACATCCTCCAGATCTTCGCCGCGGTCACCCAGGGGCTGACGACGCTGGAGCTGGAGGAGCAGTACCCGGCCGGCTTCGTCCTCCGGATCGGACTCAGCCCGGCGGTAGCGGCGCAGGAACTCGCGACGCTGCTCCACCTTGCGAAGGCGGGCGGGGTGCGCGCGATCATCGAGGCCCCCAACGACGTGCCGGCCAACACCTTCACCCTCGACCTCGGCCCGGGGCTCGACGTCGGCAGGCTCGCCGACGCGCTGCCGGCGTAGGAGATCCCATGGCGAAGCCCGCATCGCTCCCCCGCTGGTCCGAGACCGTCGCCGGCGTTCCCGGCGCGAACGAAGTCGAGCCCACGGAGGGGAAGAAGGACGTCGGCTACGGGACGGGCGGCGACATCCCGACGAGCGGCGGGCTCAATTGGTGGATGCGGCTCGTCTACCTGTGGGTGAAGTGGGTCGACACGGCGGCGTCGCTCGCGACGGCGTCGGCGCTCGTCGTCCGTGATGCCGCGGGGCGGGCGCGGTTCGCGGACCCCGTGGACGTTGCCGACGCGGACACGCTCGGGGCGCGGGACGCGGCGATCACGACCCACAACGCGGTGACGAACCCGCACTCGGCGACGGCGCTGGCGACGGCCTCGCGCATGGTGCTGCGCGATGCAGCAGGGCGCGCGGCGTTCGCGGACCCAGCGGCCGATGCCGACGCGGCAACGCAGGGGTGGGCGCGTGTGGACGCGCTGAAGAACAGGAACAACCGCGCCGCGTTTTGGAATGGCCTGCTGCTCAACGGATCCAGGGGGTGGCAGTCACTTGGCACCTTGCTGCCCTATCGCCAGAATGCTGACGGGGAGGTTGTTCTTGCGGGGGTGGCCGCCACGAATCAAACGCTCACTCTTCCGATCGTGGTTGCTGACGCGCTCCCCATCGGGTCCCGCCCGCTTGCGGACAGGTTCTTTCGTCTCATCGACACAACGGACGTTGCCGCAGTGTCCATTCCGGGGAAGGTTGGGGCGGACGGGAACATCTCTCTGTTGTCGGTCCCCGCTGTCAATCACGCCTATTCGTTTGACGGCGTGCGCTTCATGGCGGAGCAGTAGGCTAGAACTCGACGCGCGCGCCGGCCGACACGTTCCATCCCACGGCGCTGGCTTCTCCTGCCAGGGACACGGCCTGCCACCACCGGCGCCACTTCGCCGGGAGGACAGCCGAGACGACAGCATGCGCCGCGACAGCGCCGAGGACGGACACCCCAAGGCGCTGGTCGGTGGGGCGCGGGCCCAGGAGAGGGTTCATCTCGTAGCCGCCGTTGTCGAGGGTCCAGTGGGTCTGGCGCCAGTCGACGACGACCGCAGCGACGAACGCGGCCTCAAGCGCCGTGTCCTGCGCCGTCCACGGGTCCAGCGCCGCCGCTCGCCCCGCCCCCAGCAGCATCGCCACCACGATCGCCGTTCGCATGCGCGCAGGGTAGCACCTTCGGTGAGGCTCGGTCGTCCCGCGACCCCGTGACGCGGGCAGAGTTGAAGGCCCCCGCGGGCGCCCTGATACGTGGGGGCATGCCGGTCGATCCCCGCGATGACCTGAAGCGCCTCGCCCCCTACCTTGCCGACATTCGGCAGGCCGCCGGCGAGAAGGGCGTGCGAACCGAGGTGCTCGCCGGCGTCTGCCTCCGGGAGTCGATCGCCGGCTGGGCGCTGGCGCCTCGCGGGACGCACCTCGGCTTCGGGGACAAGGGCTACGGCTGGGGCCTCTTCCAGGCCGACCTGCGCACGTGGGAACCGGCGCTCCGCGGCCTCATGCCAGGCGTGGATCTCCTCTCCCCGTTGGGCCAGGCGCGGCTCGCCGCAGAGCACCTGTCGTCGAGCCTGCGCCTCCTCCGCGCGGTCTTCCCCCAGACCGACGGCGAGCGGGTCCTGCGTGCCTCCATCGCCGCCTACAACGCCCGCATCGGCGCAGTGGCGATGCAGCTTCTCGCCGGCGCCGACGTCGACGCGGTGACGACCCCGGGGCCGAGCGGCCGCCCGGACTACTCGGCCGACGTCCTCGCGCGCGCGGCGCGCCTGCGCGCGGCCGCCCCCCAGCTCTTCCCCGCCGGCGGGTAGCCGGCCACCAAGGAGAACTCCATGCACTACGCGAACGGCAGAGAGGCGAAGGTCGGCGACCGCGTCGTCGGCAGGACCTACAACACCAAGGGGCTCGTGGCCGGGACGCTCGTGAGCGTCACGCCCGGTCCGGACACCTGCTCGGCGAAGGTCGCCTTCCTCGACTTCAAGCTCGGCGGGACGCCGCTCGAATGGGGCACGAACCGGCCGGTGAACGTTCAGGGGACGTCCCATCACGGCTCGCAGGAACCCCTCGCCGCGGTGCTCTACGCCGAGGACTTCAGCCACTGCGCCAACCTCCTCCACGCGGACGACGTGCCCGCTGCCGGCGCGCTCCTCGCGGCCGTCGCCTGAAGGGAACCGACATGACCCCCACCTACGCCCCCGGCCGCGGCTTCCTCACCTACGGCCCTCCGCTCGAGCCCGTCCGCTGCCGCCGCGCCGCAGCCTTCTTCGGCCTCCTCGCGCTGGCGATCCTCGCCCTGTTGCTCCCCGTGCTCGCGCACGGGCAGGACGTCACGTCCGCGCCGCCCGCGGGCGGTTCCCTCCTCGTCCAGGTCGGCGTCCCCGTCGTCGTCGCGATCCTGACGGGCATCGTCTCGGTCGTCGGTGCCGTCGCCACCAGGTGGCTCCTCGCGAAGTCCTCGGCCGAGAAGGAGGGCAGCCTTCAACGCCGCGGCTTCAGCGTGCTCGCCGTGCTGACGCAGGCCGCGGCCTCCGCCGTCCAGCGCGTGGAGTCGAACCTGCGCCCCGGCCTCGGCAAGGCGACCGCCGACGGGAAGCTCACCCCCGACGAGATGAAGATGCTGAAGGACCAGGCGATCCAGTTCGCCATGGCCGAGGCGAAGGCGACCGCGCCGGAGCTGCTCAAGGCGGCAGGCCTCAACGGGGAGGGGATCCGCGACATGCTCGAGCACCTGGTCGAGGGCGCCGCGGCGCGGCTCGCCGGGCAGAGCCGCCAGATCCTGACGAAGGAGGGTGAGGCCCGCCCTCCGGTGCCGGCGGCGGGGTGACGGCACCCGACGCCGGCGCGACCAGCGCCGCACCTCCGGCTCCCGCTCCCCTGGCGCGCTGGGACGAGCTCGCCCGCTGGGCGGAGGACGTCCAGGCGCGCCGGGGCCACTGGGACGTCTCCGCCGCGGCGAGCTCGCTGGGAGGGCTCGAGGCGCGCGGGCGCGTAGCCTACGGGCTCACCGGGTCGATAGAGGCGATGGCGCAGGCCTGGGTCGCGAAGCCCCCCGGGCTGCCGGTGGACTACGGCGTGATGGCCGGCATCGCCGGCAGGTGGTGATGGATGGTCGACGCGGAGCGGACGATTACGGGCGAGCATCCCCGAGCTGAGGTCGAGCTTGCGCGCCTGGATCAGCGCGTGGTGACGGTGGAGCGAGAGGTGAGCGAGCTGAAGCGCCAGGCGTCCGACCACCACGCCTCCGACACCTCGAGGTGGGACGGTTTCCTGATCGCGTTCGGGAAGCTCGAGGCGAAGGTCGAGGGGCTCAACGGACGGATGGCGGGCTACCTGCTCGCGGGCATGTTGCTCGCCTCCGTCGTCGCCGTGGTCGCGCAGTACGCGATCAAGGGGCGCTGATCATGGACTTCACCGAGATCGTGCTGCTGGGGATCGCCATCGTCGCGCTGGTGCTGGAGGTCGTAGCGATGGTCGGTCGCCGGCTGGGCTGGTACTGGGTCCGCCTGATCTCGCCCGTGATGCAGCACGACGGCAGGATCTGGCTCTTCTGGCCGTGGGGCTGGGGTGTCCTGGCGGGGCACTGGTGGTGGCCGTGGGCCGCGCCCGAGGGAGCCTGGCGCTACCTGATCGCCGCGACGTTGGGGCTCGTCGTCCTCGATGTGGGGTTCTACCGCTCGGAGCAGGCCACGCCGAAGTGGGCGCCCTTCGCCGCGCTCGTCGCCGGACTCGTCGCCGGCGCCGCCTTCTGGGCTATGGGGTACTGAGCCATGGCGACTCCGTTCGTGGTCCGAGGGATGTTCCCGATCCCCAAGCCGCACCCGCAGCCCGCGCTCGGCAACTGGATCGGCTTCGAGGTGCAGGGGGACGCGGAGATCGACCTC